TGTTCCAACCACCTGCGCCCATGAGTGCTACGGCATCTGCTCCAGTAAGTCCACTATTACCATCCATAGTTAATTATCTCCTTTCAATTTATTGTATGGATTTTCCTTATACTAATATATCCACTATTTTCCCTTAATTTTTGTATTTTCCCCGTAATATTTGTATAATGGAAATATTAGCATAAGGGTGCATTCACAGGAAGCCAGTTGTATAATATTTGCGCATTTAATTACTTACCCCCTTCTACCCATTACAGGTATTATAGTAACGGATTATGGAAAAGAATTTAATTCTTTAAAGCGTTTAGAATTTCATCGGGATTTATACCTCTGGCTTTAGCTTCATCTTGAAAAGCCTGCATAAAATTCATTCCGTATTTTTGCACATAAGGCTTAAGTACAGGGTTACTGGCTATAACCTTTTGAGCCATTGCGTTAAAAGCATCTCTGCTATTTGCGGACGAAAGTTTGCTCAAGGCTTGTTTAGCTTGATTAATACTGTTTACAGCATTATTCGTTCTCCCCTGTGACATTATCTCCAACATTGGATTTACTTGATTTGACATTAGCTATCTCCTCTTTCAAAGACTTAATTTCGGCAAGTAAGTCATTAACATCAATAGGCTTAGGTGGAGTATAAGGTGTAATAGTGAACGGCGCAACATTTTTGTTGCCAAAATTATCAGTCTGCACAAGCCAGACAAGCGGTGCAGTTGTGTCAAGCAGGATAGTTTCACTGTTTGGTAACATCTGAAACTTATTTACATCTTCAGCACCGTTTACCCTGTCGATGTGGTATCTTTGCAAACCATTGTTTGCATTGTATGTACCCATTGTGAACGGATTATTAAAACCATTATTGTTTAACATCTTGTACTCCTTTCAGCCTTTCCTATTGATTATTATACCATATTTTATAAAAATCGTCAATTACCACAAACCGAAAAACAAATCAGACAATTCGTTAATGATTAGCATATCTATGTTCAAAAATGTTTCCCTAAATTCCTGCAACAGTTTTGAATATGAAAATCCGGGTGTTTTACCATAAACGTGTTTAATGTAATCTTCAGTTGTGTTAAGTGTACTGTTCTTAGTTGTGGTATTATCAGCTGTACCGTCTGTCGAAGAAGTAGTTTCACCTTCAGAATTAGTCTCGTTAGTAACGTTATGTTCCTTCTGCGCCGTGCTATGTTCAGAACCTAGAGTGTTATTAGAGAATGTTGTCTTATTTGATTTATCATTATTAGTAACATCGCTGCTGTGTTTAGTTAATGTGCTTGTGCTGTCTTCAGTTCTATCAGTGTTAGTCTCATCTGTGTAATTGGTTGTAGTATCAGTCTCTTCGTTTGTGCTATTTGTCTTTCCATAAGTAGTTGTAGTGTCACTCTGCTCATTTGAATGCGTCGTTTTACCATAATTAGTTGTGCTAGAACCAGTACTTCCAGTGCCATCATCAATTATTTTTCTTGCATTAGTTAAATAGTTTTCATTTTCAACACCAGAAAGAGAACCCTGCGGTGTATCTGAGTATAAATCATATCTTGTATTTTTGTTAGTATTTGTTGTGGATGTTGTGTCACTACCGCCGTCTGTTGATGTAGTATCTTTTTCAGTAGATGTTGTGTCACTTCCACCATCTGTTGATTCAGTATCTTTTGTTGTATTTGATGTACCGCTACCAGTCTGATTTGTTTTTTCTTTTCCCTTTACAGATGTTACACCATAATCCGTACCATCTCTGTAGATAGCACCCTTTTCGTTAGTTATGTTATCTTCACTACCAGTTCCAAATGTTTCATTCGTTTTACTACCAATTCCGTCTTCAGTACCCGTTTCATTCGCTGTGCTTTTTGCTATTGTGTTTGTGCTATTTGTTTCATGTGTTGAAGTATTGCTTGTTCCATTTTCACTTCCGCTATGCAAACCCTTTTTATTCGCTTCTGTAAATAAGTCAACGTCATAGAACGGATTGAAATGAAGCAGTTCAGTTTCGTATAACTTGTTATAATACGGCATGATTTCATTCAATCTCATGTCAAGATAATGTTTCCATAAGCCGACCGTTTCAGTTGCTATTTCTCTTGTGTAATAATGCTTTAATATTTTTTTCTCAATAACAGGTCTATACGCTTCATCAAATATTGGAAAATCAAAGTTAAAAATATTTTCACGACAACGTTCAAGAATATCGTTTATACTATTATATCCTTCGCTTTCCACAAGACCTGCATTTGTTTCACATATGAACCGTAATTCTGTTGTATATTTGCTCATATAATCACCACCTTATACTTCTTTAATAGGAGACCGTGTTCTAAGGTCAAGAACCATCGGGTCAAGTACGCCATCTTCCGTCTCTCCTTCAATCATATATTCATCGTCTGTCTGTCTAAAGTCTTCACGGAAGTCAACGTCAATTTCAAGTCCGAACATTTTATTAATCTGTTCGCACGCTTCTCTTCTGCTTTCAAGTCTTGAATATCTACTAGCTATCGTACCGCCCTGTGAACGAATAGCTTCATCGGAAATAAGTCTTTCTTTTTTCTGTATATTTAAGTTAGAAATTCCAAGATATGTAAGTGCTTCATTCCACATCTGAGTTTTTAACTGATAAATTTTATCTGCCACATATGGTGCATCTGTTTTAAGTACCTTAAGAGCATTAAGGTCTAGGTTTTTATCCCCAAATATTACAGGCGAATTACCTTCGTATTCTTTGTACAGATTTTTAAGTGTTAACCGCTGTGTTTCTGAACCCTGTACAAGCAAAGGGGTTTTCTGTGCATTAGCGTTAATTTCAACTATTCTATCAAGTGAATATAACCGCTCGGCAAACATTCTAACCATTGTAAGGCTATTTGTGTGTATCATGTTGTTATAAATTATCACGCTATCTTTGTCGGTAAGTTCTTTCTGATACCCATTAACAGCGTACGCCCTTCTGCCAAGAGGTATTTCATACACTGACCAAGGCTGTGTAGCCATAACTTTCAAGCACAGATACCCAATGATATCATCTTTAAAGAACACGCTCATACCATCGCTAAATAGCGCAAGTTCCATATATCTAGGGTCAATTGTGTCAGGTAAATTCTTCCAATCAAACATTGAAATTGAAAGTTCTGTTAATCGTTCAATATACTGGTTATAAGCGACACTATTTTTAACTGCGCTTTCACCAAAATCTGTTCTTCTACGTTTTTTCATTGCTAACTCCTTTTAAGCAGGTGAATTGTTAAGGGAATAATTACCAATGTTGTTATGGTTTTTCCAAAAACGTACACCGTTATCAAAAATTTTTTCAATTGCACTTGCATCATCAGCAGGTACATTACCATGAACAGCACAGCCCTTTGTTTTAACATAAGTGAAATATGGTCTAGCGTTCATATTTGGTGTGAGGGTGTTTCTGACTGCGTATCCATACATGGTGAAGTAATCGTCAATCATTGAAGCATAGTTTTTAGTGATGCACATTTTTCTAAAGTAAAAGTTTTTCTCTCTTGATTGTGCTAACAGATTTGCACTTAAAGTACCTCTAGTTTCAGCAGGAAAACGCGTAGGAAGTATTCCTTTTGCCAAATCGTTTTCTATATCAGATATTACACCCCTTGAAGCTGTTATAAGCGAACCTAAACCACCAGTTATAGCACCACCTATTGCGCCTATTCCATTACCTATTCCTGGTATTATGCTACCAGCCATTGCGCCATGTACTGCCCCACTAAGCGCACCAGTTACCGCAGATGCTCCTATGTCACCAAATAACGTGCTGTCTCTTTGGGCAATATAAGCCTTATACCCATCAACATTCCAAGCTATTGTTGGAAAATTTTGCATGGTAATTGAGTTTTCATAATCATATTCTTTTCCGTTATAGTTGTGAGGTATGCACATTATATTTACTTCGGGTGTATCAGCAGTACCTTCGATATTAAATGAAGCGTATCCACTACTTGTTGCATCGGGTAAAGTGTTGAAATATTCATACTTATAACTGTTTTCAGAACCTTCGCAGTTTATCACTTCTAAGTATTTATATGGATAGCAATATAGTTTCTTATTTCTAGGCACATAACCACCAACGCTTGTATACGGTTTTTCAACACTGAAAGGCACACTTACTATATTTCCATTAGCAAAATCACAAAAATAATAAGGCACTAATCGTAGCATAACAATTTCATCTGCTCTGTTATCCTTAGTTAATTCCGTTATTGCTGTTTTCAATGCACCTATTCCATCAGTTGATAACGGGAAATAAGCAATTTCAAGTGCGCTATATGTACCCTGTGTAATAGCTGCATATGTGAACCCTAATGTCTGGTCTTGTGTTACATCATCATCGCTTGACGGTACTGCCTTATACACACAAACATAATAAGTTCCAAATAACGCTGTCGTTGACGAACCTTCACAAACATATTCACCGACTTTCAGCCCTTCATCGGCAATATTCGCCCCAATACTGTCATTAGTAACGTGTTGCCTTTCAACATAACATTGCCCTAATTCAAATGTTCCCATCCATGTCATCATAGGGTCAATTTTGAAGTTTATCTGTGTACAATTATTGTTTATGTATTCAACGCTGTTTATGAAAGAATAAAAC